GGCTTGTTGTTCTACTGCTGGACTTGGTGTTCCTACAATTTGAGCACGAACAGGACCACCACTCGGAAGCATTTCTTTATATGCTCCTGCTTGGAATTGTGTCACGGCTTCATTTAATAAAGGATGGATTACTCCTGTTGCTCCTTCGAAAGGTGTTGTACGGTTTTCATATTTTAATCCTAGTAAATCTAAACCTTTTGTATAAACATCTTCCCAATCTTTTCTACTTACTTTATCATCTTCTACTAATCCTGATAAATCACTAGCGATTTCACTTAAAGTTGTTTCATCTAAAGTTTCTGCAAGGTTTCCAAAAAAATCATCAGGTTCAGAAACAACGGTCATTTGTTCGCCGAACATTATTTCTGCTCCACCTTCATTGTTTTCTTCTATTTCTATAGAAATGTTTTCCTTTTCTTGATCATTTAAAATGGAAAGCTCTTCATCAGAAAGAGTGAAACTATCTTCTGGTGCTTCTACTAAAGATTTCTCTATATTGCTAGGACGTTGTGTTTCAGCCATTAATAATATTTCCTTTTGTTGACAATAGTAATTTTATCTTCATAATAATCTTCTGGGTGTTGGATAAAGCCACCTTCTCTAAATCTTCGCAAAGCTTGCGTAACTGTATCAACATAATCATCATGCTCTCCTGCTGGAAAAGCAGCACATTCTTCTACCACTTCCTCAGCCCATGTAGTATCTGGAGCCCATACTAACCCACTTTCGAACAAAGGTGCAATAGAATTTACTCGAGTGAACTTATCATTTCCTCTACTTGGGCTATAATTCATGACGGGAATCCCCATGTTTCTTAGCTCTTGGGTCAATGGCATACCACTCGCTTTTGCTTCAATTAATACGCATTCTGGATCCCAATACTTATATTCCTCTAATGCAATTCTTCTCAAATCAGGAAAATCCCAGCGATTTTTTCTCGCATCTACTAATATAATATTAGGAGGTCCTCCTTCATCAGGGTAAAATACTCCCCATGTTGTTATCGCACTATAGTCTGCTGTTTCTTGTTTACTAAAAGCGGTATCATAAGATTGCATTATATACGATAAAGGGGGTAGCTCTTTCTGTTCCCAAATGTTCCACCAATCTCTTTTTAATATAGCCGATTGTTCACTCGTCGGATTCTGCTGCCATTGTGCTTCCCATTTTGCTACCGACAACGATCCTTTTACCGCTAATAAATCTTTCTTTTCCCAGAACTCAGGCCATAAAGGGTTATCCGTTTCTGGCATCAACGCAGGGAACTCTACTATTTCCCATTGGTCTGCTAAGATATCTCGGCTTTGTTGGCGTATTAATTTACCTGTCAAATCATTTTCTGCCCATCGCGTCATAACTAATACAATAGAGCCTCCTGGTTGGAGTCTTTGCCTCGGTCCAGAAGTGTACCATTCATACGCATGTTCCATAGCACTTGGACTTAATGCGTCTTGCTCGGAATGGGGGTCATCAATTATTAATAAATCCGCTCCTCGACCTGTAACCGCTCCTCCCACACCAGCAGCAAAATACTCTCCGCCTTTATCCGTCTCCCAACGTCCTGCTGCTTGGCTATCCGCTCGCAAATTTACCGCTGAAAATACTTTTTTGTAATCTGATGAATTCATCAAGTTTCTCGTTTTCCTACCAAATCTAAAAGCCAATTCAGCCGTATGCGTTGTTTGCATAATCTTCAAACTTGGTTTCTTTCCCATCAACCACGCAGGTAATAAATAACTCGCGAACTCAGATTTCGTGTGTCGTGGTGGCATATTCACGATCAATCGTTTCAACTCTCCTTTTGCCAATCGGTCAAATTTCTTGCTTATAATTTTATGGTGGTTGCCCTCTATAAACTCAGGCCACACACTCTTAACAAAACCCATAAAGTTTTCTTGGGCATGTTCCGCTTCCTTCATTTGCCTCGCTCGCTCTAACAAAGTAGCGTAGTTCTTCAACTTTTCTTCTGGTATCAAACCTGTATCTATCGTCATATTATCTTTATACATCGAAAATTTTTGCTAGACAATGAACCTATCACCTTTTCACACATATAGGGGGGTGGGGTCAATGAATCATGGACTCCGTTTTTGGTAATCTATAATTTTTTTGGATTCGAAAAACTGTCCAAAACTTGGTATTACAGGAAGAGGTAATACCAAACCAGTCCAAATAGGGGGGGTGGGGGGTATAGGGGGGGCAACAATGCCCCAAAACAAATAACAATAGGTAAAGCCAAGCCGTAAATTACTACGGCTTGGCAAGTGTTTGCTAGGCTTTTTTAGTAGGGTTTACGGCTTGTAGTTTAATAAAACTTGTGCCCCAGCTTGGGTTATTAGTAGGGGTAAAACCACCATTTAATAAAGCAAGTGTTACTATTGGGCTAGTTTTACTATGCCCCACTTTTACCTTTTTATTATTAATTATAGTGCTTACACCATTATTTAAAATAGTACTTAAATTAAAGCTACCATTGTAACCAAATACATGCCATTTAATTAAGGCACTACGTACCCCACCTAATTGGCTAAGTACCTTACCCCTGCCACCTGTAAAACCAAATGGCGTTGGGTTACCTTTGCCCGTTAAATTACAATTTGGTAAAGGTACAACGTTACATAACATAAGACTGCCATTGCAATGGCTTTGTATAAATGTACGTATGTCCTGGTATGTTAAAATTTTACCGTTGGTAATTTGTAAACTAGGTAAAGCTTTTATTGTTGCTGTTTTATTAGTAGTAGTTTTTTGTTGTGTTTGCATTTTAATGCCCCTTTTTTAAGTTAGTAACAAAAGTGTTACACCTAATTGTAGCACGTCCTAAAATATATGTAAAGCTTTTTTATAAATATTTATAAATAATTATAAAGTTTGATAAAACTTTTTTATAAGCCTTACCGATCAAACTTGATCTATGGTGTATGTCAATATATACGCATGTGTCTACATATATGTGAAGGAATCTCGTGCGAGTGGAGTCTCGTGCGAGTAGGATCAAGCATGATCGTGATCCACAAGCTGTAAAAAAGGGAGAGTCAGTTACGACCCTCCCTAAAGACTAAGCCTTTACGACAAGCTTAACATATGGAGTCATCCAGTATTTACTGGACGGTGAATATCCACCATGCAACAAGGCATGAAGGCAGACAGGTTTAGTAGCTGAATGTCCAAGCTTAGTGGCTCTACTTAATATGGTTTTTAAGGACGTGTCACCCTTATAACCTTTAAGCATCCAATCTTGTATGGTGCGTCGCACGCCATCTGGTTTACCACCATAACCGAAAGGAACAGGTTTGTCCCCTTTTAAATCTACATTAGGTAACGGAACAATATGAACGTTCGCCTCGTTACCACCTGCCTCAGTTTTGATAAAAGTAGTAATGTCATTGTACGATAATTCGTGACCATTGACACATAGTTCAACAGACTTCACAACTGCTTTAGTTGGAGCCTGAGTTTTCTTTGCTAGTTTAGTCATTATACGTCTCCCTTTCTACGGAGTTATTGTTGTTATTAACTATTGTTTAAGAGTAACATTATATCTTTCAATATGCAAGTCATTTATAATCTTTTATAATCTTTTATAATCCGTGGTCTTTAGATCAAACATGATCAAAGTGGATCAATCGTGATCAATAAGCCATGCCCTACGGTCCGAGGTTCTTTGATCAAAATTGATCGGCTTCTCTCTCAATGCGAGTGAGACTTGGATAGATTATGAAAGAAAGTGAGACATTATCCCTTTCCAGTCATAAGGGATCGTGGTAGAATAATCAGGAATCAACTCTCCTTTGTTCTCTGTCAATCCCCCTATTTCCATGGCTCTCCCCCCACTAAATATATTTAGGGTTTGGGAGGAAGGATGAGCAACCAAGTTCCAGACGCTGCCCGATTTAGAAAAATACTGAGTTTGCCACGATATTTGATGCGGACTTAGTTTTAATGACTTTAGCGACTTTAACCTATGGACTTTCAATTCTACCCAAAAAGCATGACCATCTACCACACCATGTAGATCGGGTATTCCTGGAGTTGCCCATGACTCTATACGTGTCCAAAAGACTCCACAATCTTTAGTGTTGTCCCTTAAATTTTGCCACAGTTTAGACTCTGGTTTTGTTACCATGTGTTGTCCTTGTTTTTACTTAAAGTAAAATATGATTGATAATGCACTTGAATGTGGACTATGACCAAAGAAAAA